TGCATCAATCCGCCCGCCATTTGTAATATACCCCAAGAAAAAAATTTAGACGGCTTTCCATTTAAACCCGCCTGCTGATCGTGACACACCCTTGCAACACTTACTTATACGGCCATTTCCAGCCCCTGTCTTTTCACTTGCCTCCCTGATTGTCCCGAATTCTTCAATCAAAGTCTCCCCATCGAACGACCATTGCTGGATCTTCGTAAACTTCAAGGGTGAGTTCGTCTGAACATCCTCCTGATTCACAAACTTCCACTGGAACCCTCCCGCCGTCTTGCGCGTCCCCTTGCATACTTTACCTATATGTTCACTACACGCTCCTGACTCCTTGGCCGCCTCCTCGACCGACCCAAACGTCCTGAGGAGTTGGGCGCCATCCTTGGACCACTGCTGGACCGCCTTGTGGTTCGCCTCCTTCAAGAGTTCCTTGGCCTCGTCATCATGATGCTTCCCAAACATGGCGTGACGGTCGCCTGAGCGGACAGAGCTCATAAGGGCTTTAGTGTCCTCATGAAGAACCTTGTTCTTGTTCCCGCCCGTCTCGTTGTTGTATCCGCCTGGGGTCAGGGTTCCACGCTGAGAAATCTCCTGGATCTCGAGGTCGTCCAGGCGCTCTTGCCAGTCACCGTCCCTGGGGAAACTATGAAGAATTTCAATAGTAAATTGGTCCCATCCGTGGAGTCTGATGGCATTGTATAGGTGTCGCTTGATTCCGTTACGAGCATCAGCCATATGACCGTTCAGGCGAATTTGAAAATCGTCCTGAACCGTCTGACCTATATATTCCTTGTATGGCTCGAGCTTGCACTTTATAGAGTATACAAAGGGCATGCCACGCGCCGCTACTACGAAAGCCTCAGATTTCTTTAGCCGAGTCGCGCGCCCAGACGACGCGCCGATTTTCTGGCGCCCTATTAAATGTCTCGTGTACCACGCCCCCCACCACCCAGCCCCCCACACGAGGACGAGGAGGACGAGGAGGAGGACCTGGACGATACCGAGGAGATGGACGAGATGGACTTTGGCGATCCCATGGAGGCTCTAGGTGCTTTCCTGGCGACCGAGGATGGTGAGACGATCGCGACCGCCCTGGTGGGCCTGAAGGATGCGACCGAGAAGATCGCGGTGAACCTCGAAATGCAGAACAAAATTCTGGTCAAGATGCTGAGCGCCCTGAGCGCCAAGCCCGCCCAGTGCTGCTGCAAACCTCGCGAGGGTGGCATCCTCGCCCCCGCTTAAAAAAGTCTGCCCCATTCTTAGTAATGTCAAGCGCCAAGAAAGTCCACACAATCCAGAAGGAGATTACTCCCGAACACGATGAAGAAATTCGGATGGCTCACCACACCACCGAAGTCAACTCATGGACGATCGAGGAACTTGAGTCAAAAATAACTCAAGCAGAGACCGATGCTGGTTTTCACATTCGAGCAAATACCCTCGCGGCTGACAAGTCGTGGGCGTACGTCTTGTTTCTGAATGACCAGGAGCGTGATGCGGATGGCTATCCGCGCAATCATATAGTAGAACACGTGAAGACGCGCAAGGACCGTTTCATCAACAGTTGTAGGACCCTCCTGACGCGTGTGGATAATCTCAATGCCAATAAGCGTCCGAGCAAGGATGTAAACGGGGAGGAATTCACGATTGAATTTCGGATCCGTCGCCTGATTGTTGACCGTCAGGAGATGTTTGAGCAGTTTCGCATCTGGGACCGTCGGTTCAACCGCATCAACAACCCGACGCTCGCCATCGACAACAACGACTCGTCCTTGAAGGATGACGATTCCAACACGCCTTACCAGAAGCTTCTCTTGTTTCTGCTTCATCAAGCGTATGATGAGGGGTATCGCCGGTACCGTGACCAATGTTGTATTGAGATTAGGAACACCCGAGCCTGGAAGCAGGTCAAGGAGATCAAGGACTTTGTGTACGACACGACACAGAAGGAGGACAACCCAGAGATGTGGAAGAACCTGACGAGCCGCGGGGGCCTCGTGGGTGATGTCGTGCGTCACTTGTCGCATTGCAAGGATTTCCAGTTCCCAGAGATCAAGAAAGATCGGCACACGTGGTCGTTCCAGAACGGCTTGTTGGCTGGAAAGGACTGGGACGTCGAGCAACAAAAGTATCGAATCAAGTTTTACCCTTACAAGTCGCGTGAGTTTCGGGAATTGGATCCCACGCTCGTGAGCTGTAAATATTTCGACTTGCCTTTCGACTCGTACGATGAGATCGAAGACTGGTACGACATTCCCACTCCTCACATGCAATGTGTACTGGATTACCAGAAGTTCGAGGCGGATGTGTGTAAGTGGATGTACGTATTCTGCGGCCGTCTGTGCTTCGAGGTGAACGAACTGGACGGTTGGCAGGTGATTCCGTTCCTGAAGGGTATTGCCCGGTCAGGTAAGTCGACCCTGATCACGAAGGTTTGTAAGTTGTTTTACGAGTGCGAAGACGTCGCGACCCTGTCGAACAATATCGAAAAGAAGTTTGGGCTCCAGAGCATCTATCGCGGGTTCATGTTCATCAGTCCTGAGATCAAGGGAGATCTTCAGCTCGAGCAGGCGGAGTTTCAGTCGCTGGTGTCCGGTGAGGATGTTTCGGTGGCCAGAAAGAATGAGACGGCACTGAGCATGCAGTGGAAGACGCCAGGAATTCTGGGAGGAAATGAGGTGCCCAACTGGAAGGATAATTCAGGGTCTATTCTGCGTCGCTTGGCCACGTGGAATTTTGGGCGTCAGGTGGCGGATGCCGATCCCCATCTGGATCAGAAGCTCGAGCAGGAGATTCCAGCGATTCTGTGCAAGTGTCTGCGGGCATATCTGGACTACGCACACAAGTACTCTGACAAGGACATCTGGAACGTGCTCCCCAAATACTTCAAGACGGTACAGAGCCAGATTGCACAGGTTACGAATGCGCTCCAGCACTTTCTGTGCTCGGAGAAGTTCAAGTTCGGTCCTGGCCTTTTCATACCCCAGACGCTCTTCATCGCCCGGTTCAATGAGCACTGTAAGCAGAACAACCTGGGGACCCATCGGTTCAATCAGGATTTCTACGCAGGCCCCTTCAGTGCCAAGGAGCTTGAGGTTCGGATGGACTCGAAGATTTACAACGGAAATGCCTACTCGACTCAGCCTTTCATCTTCGGCTTGGATTTCTTGGCACAGGATTAAAATATAGGAAAATACTAATGGACCCGCTCGGGGATCAGGCCCGTCTCGAGCGCGCTCGCATAGCCAAGTTCCAGAAACTATGGCGATCCAAGCGCGTTTTCACCAACAACCAGGGAGCATGGAAGGTGTCCCCATCTGCACTCACGACCAAAATAGTCACTTTCAAACTGCCGACGAATTTTAAAATGGTATTCGAAGCGGAACCAAAGGGGTTCTCTGAGATCATGGGGTACGCGGCCACCTTTAAAAAGCCCGTGATTCGCTGGGTTTCAGGGCAGGGGTGGATAGGTGACACGGCCGACGTGAAGAAGATCATCGCCAAGCGCGGTCAGCAGACCATTGTCATGACCGACAAGTACTTTGACGTCATGGGCCTCGGCAACTATGAGGAAGCTCTCTTGGCTATAGTGAAGAACGGCTGGGCTCCGCGTTTGCTTCTTAAAGCACCTCCGACCTATAAAAAGATTGATGGTATTTTCTACATAAATAGGACAATCGCCCTCGAAGACCTACGCGACGAGCTCAAGAAGCTCCCTGTGTCCATGGTCGACAGCATTAGCATATATGACGAGAAAGTCGGTGGCGTCCCGGCTATAGTCCTCAAGCTCAAGAGCCCCAAGTGGACCTATCAGTTTTTTAAGAACGGCACCGTGCTTTTCACAGGTATCAAGGACCCTTCGGAACGCGAGGCGCCCAAACAACTCTTCAAGGAGCTTTTCGCAAAATACGAGATGGTTCCATTCCTTGCTTTCAACCTTGCAAATTCCCCTGCGATAAAGAAACCTGCAAAGGGAGGAGACGCTGCGGCCAAAAAGGCCAAGTTGGCGAACAGGTACCCACTCGCCAGCTCGTGGGACGCCACGCGCCAGGGTTTCTACGTGCGCCCCGGTACGAACGGCAAACCGCGATTCTACAAGTGGCGCAAGATGGAGCGTAACATCACTACTCGCGAGTGGATAAATCGCGGTGCCATGGGACTTGGCAAGAAGAACGCCGTCGTGGTCGCCACTGCGTTCAACAAGGCGGGCATCCCCATTCCCGCCGCGACGCGCAACATCTTCACCCGGCTTGGCTTTCCACTCGAAGAGCCACGAAGCGCTTCGGCCGCACCCGGTCCCAAGAACCGTCGCGCGCCGGGCTGGAACGCGACCAAAGAGGGCTTTTATGTGCGCCCTGGCCCTGGCAAGCAGCCGTACTGGTTCGCAATCCCCGTGGGACTCGCATCCGGTCGCAAGACTGTGATAAAGACGTACACTGACGCCGGACGCAACATCCCTGCGGCCGTACGTGCGATTTTCAAGATTCCAGCCAACGTCAAGACCAACGTGATGGTTATGGGCAACGAGGCGTTCAAGCCCGGTCTACAGCACCTCGTTACCATGGGTCTGAATCAGATCCTGCGCATCAACAACCGGCAGGCGACGCGCCTCACAAAGGCGGAGCTCCTGGGCGTGGCACGGAACATGGGCATTCCAGAGGCGAATGCGAAGATGGCGCCATCCGAGCTCATAAGTCTGATCCAGAAAAAGGCGAACGTTTACAAGCCTGTTCGCGACGCCAACCTGGTGGTCAATGGCGTGTATTACAGATTCATGAACAATGGCCGCGTGGAAAAGACGACGGGTCAGGGCATCCAGACTCGTCGTGCGTGGGCAACCCTGCCAGCTGAAGAGCAGAACAAGATCGCAAAGACTCTTCTTCCCTCAAATTTACATTCAGAATTCAATGCCACCGCCAAGGTGAACAAGTTTAATACCCTTCGAGCTTACCTGGCGGGCAAGAAACCCGTGGTCACTACGGCCCCGACCCCGCCACGCAAGGCGACGCCGAGCCCATCGTCTGCGGGTTCCAACAACAACACGCTGGCTCTTCAGTTCGAGTACGCAGTTCGTCTCGGACAGAATCTAGGCAACCTTTCTCGCCCAGGAAATGAGATGCTCTTTATGAACATCCACCGCAAACTGCCACTGGGTGCACGTGGAAAGCCCCTCAAGGCGGCGGTGAACCAAGCGTATAAAAAGTTCGTCAAGGAGACGGCGGCTGAACGCAAGAACGAGCCATCCAAGGCGCGATTCGTTACACGAATTAAGGTTCCAAATTGGATGCCGACCAACAAGGTTCAAAAGTACAAAAACTTGGTGGTCAGCTTGGCGTTCCAGAAACCCAAACCCGCGCAGAAGAATGTCAAGGAGGCCGTAAGAGGCTGGATAAATCGTGAGGTTCCAATGAGCCCTGCCCGCGCTGCTCGCGAGGTCGAGAACGTCATTACGGGCGAGAAGCGTGTAGTCCCTGCTTACGTACCCATGCGTCGGAAGACCCCTTCTATTCCCAAGAGAAGCCCTCCCCCTAAAAAGAGCCCTAAACCCAAAAAGTACAACGCCTCAAAGAGCCCACGGCTCCAGAAAGAGTACGCCCTGCCCCGCAACCGCTCGGCAATTCAGAACCTAAATAACGCAATCGCAAATATGGGGCTACCTACCGGACCCAAGAACACATACACGTGGTCTGGTCTGGCGCGTGCGGGTCTCAATGCCAAGTTCCGCAACA